TTTTGATATTAAGAATTCTATTGATATAAAGTATAACGAACTTAGACCAAAACATTATACCAATTCGGTTGACATGATTCTTGGTCCTGTTGTTGACAGAGACCCTAATGCAGATTCTAGTGTTGCTGCTATTGAGGGTAATAATGTAAGAAAAGGAGATGATGTCCTAACTCTTGATTATGCTGAAGTTGAATATATTACTCAAGCATTTGCAACTAGAACTGAAAGTGTTACTCCATTCCTTATTAGTTTCTGGAATGGAACCATGGAGTTAACTCCATCAACTGATAGTTGGGTGGATACAACTCGTTTAGAAGCAAAAACTATCCAGCAAGAAGGTGACTATAATCGAACTTTTGATGCACTTGTAGCAAATGGGGAAATTGACCCTCAAACTGGGTTTGGTCCAATTCTTTGGGATTCTTGGGAAACTAACTGGGGTGGCATTACAGATGAAACTTCCACTAGGAGAAGAGTTATTAATAATGGACCAAACACCATTCATCGTCAAGGACCTGGTGGTAGAGCTAGAATTAGTAGAAGCACCAGAACTGTAACTGATCAGGTTATTGAAGAAACTCTTGTAAGTAGAGTTCAAAGTGGTGTTCAATCTAGAGATGGAACTAGAACTATTGTTACTGAACAATTTGATACCAATTCTCTAGGAGACAGAACTATCAGTAGAGATTTGATTGCAAATATGAGATCTAGAAACATTGAATTTGTTTCTAAAAAAATGAAACCCCTTACAAGATTGTATGCATTCTTTGATGGGGTAGATGTTACCAGGTATTGTGTACCCAAACTACTTGAAATTTCCATGAATAGTGGAACATTCCAAGTTGGAGAAACTGTAACTGGGGCAATTGTAAGAACAGGTCTTTCTGAAGAATCTAATGAGACTTCTCCTAGAATTACCTTTAGAGTTGCTCAGTCAAATCATAGAGAGGGTGCTTACGATAGTCCAACAAAAACTTTCCGGGAAAATCCTTATACTAATCGCCCACTTGCAAATTCATATTCATCAACATCAACAATTTTAAATGTTGACACTCTTTCTCTTTCGGAACAACCCCAAGGTAGTTATTTTGGGCATGTTCAGACAGGAATGACGTTTGTTGGAGAAACAAGTGGAGCACAAGCCACCTTAGATGATGTAAGACTCATTGCTGATTTGTCATCTACTATTATTGGTAGCCTTTTCATTCCTGATCCAAATAATGTCAACTTCCCTAAATTTGAAACAGGAACAAAAACATTTACTCTAGTAAATGATATTGATAACAATCAGGATTTAGCATCTACTATTGCAGAAGAAGCATTTACTTCTACTGGTACTTTAGAAACGGTTCAAGAAAATATCCTTTCTATTAGAAACGCAAGGATAGAACAAAGAAGAGAATTCCAAGATAGAAACGTGGAGCAAACTCTTGGTACAGAAGTAGTTAACTCTAATGTAGTCAGTACGCAACAAAGAACTCAAACAATCATTACTTGGTATGACCCACTTGCACAATCTTTCTTAGTTGAAGACGAAACTGGTTGCTTCTTAACCAGTTGTGATGTGTTCTTCAGAACAGTTGATGATTTGGATGTCCCAGTTGTCTTCCAACTGAGATCTATGGACAATGGTCTCCCAACTACTAAAATTCTTCCTGGTTCTGAGATTGTTTTAGACCCATCGGATATTGAAACTTCTTCTGACGGATCTATTGCTACAAACGTTCAATTTAAATCACCTGTTTATGTTGAAGGTGGTAAAGAATATGCGATATGTTTAGCATCCAACTCTACTAAGTATACTGTATATATTTCTAGAATTGGTGAAAATGATTTATTAACTGACACGTTTATCTCTAACCAACCATATCTTGGTTCACTATTCAAATCTCAAAACAATACCACTTGGGAACCAAGTCAGTGGGAAGATCTTAAATTTACTTTGTATAGAGCAGATTTCATAGAAAGTGGAAGTGTTGAGTTCTACAGTCCAGAACTCACGCAAGGAAATGCTCAGATTGCCAAGTTACTTCCCGATCCTATTTCAATCGCATCTAAAAAAATCAGAGTTGGTCTGGGAACAACTGTTGGAGACTCTGGATATCAAATTGGAAATACATTCTTCCAAGATGGAACCAACGCTACAGGAGACCTTGTAGGCACTGCTGGATCCGTGACAGGGACTCTTAGCGTATCTAACCCTGGTATAGGTTATACGCCTGCTGATGGTTCTCATACGTTCGCTGGGGTGAACCTCATCACACTGACGGGTAGTGGTAGAGGTGCAACTGCAGAAATTAGTGTTCTTAATGGTGGTATCGTTGCTTCTGGAGCAACCATTACTGCTGGAGGTTCTGGTTATGTAGTTGGAGATGTCCTTGGAATTTCTACTATCGGCATTGCCACTATCGGTAGAGATGCCAAACTCACTATAACTGGAATAGGAGTTACAAACGAACTTATTCTTGATAATGTTCAAGGTAATTTTGTTGTTGGTGGTGGCAAATCAATGAACTACTTCGACAGTGTTGGAGTTGCCAAGACATTAAATAACGATCTTCCAGGTGCTCCAGGAGGAGATGTTCAAATTGCATCTATTGTTACTATTAACGATGGTCTGCACATGAATATTAGTCATCAAAATCATGGAATGTATTTCACTGAAAATGATGTTAGACTTTCTGGAGTAAAACCTGACATCAAACCAACAACGCTCTCTGTAGCGTATCCATCAGACTCTACATCAGGTCTTACGGTTGGACTTGGTGCAACATTTGCTACATTTGAGAATGTCGGAGTTGGAACAACTAACTCAGGTTTACTTCTTATTGGTGATGAAATAATCACATACACTAATGTAACTGGAAATACTATTGGTGGAAATATTGTAAGAGGTCGTAATCCAAAATCGTATCCAGCAGGAACTCCTGTATTTAAATATGAATTGTCTGGTGTAAGTCTTGACAGAATTAACAAGACGCATTCTCTAGCAGATGTAACGGAATCTGATCCATTCACATTCGATTCTTATAAAATTAAACTCGACATGAGTGCAAACACTGGAACTGCTAGAAATACTGATGTTGGATTCCCTCAGTTATTCCTCAATCGCTCTAAATCCACAGGTGGTACAAAGGTTAGAGCAACTCAGAATATGCCATTTGAACTGATTACTCCTAATGTACATAATATGACAGTTCCTGGAACATCTATTAATGCTGAACTAAGAACCACTACATCTGCGAGTTTCAGTGGAACAGAAGTTCCTTTCTTAAATGCAGGATTTAGTGATATCATTATCAATCAGAAGAATTATTTTGATTCTCCAAGAATGATTGCATCTAAAATTAATGAAGATGCAAACTTAACTACAGTTCCTGGGTCTAAATCAATGAACATGAGGATGTTCTTGAACACTGTTGATACAAGACTTACCCCTGTCATTGATACTCAGAGAGTAAGTGCTGTACTTACATCAAACAGAGTAAATAATGTTGTTACAAACTATGCAACTGATTCTAGAGTAGATAGTATTGAAGAAGATCCCACAGCATGTCAATATATTTCTAAGGAAATTGTATTAGAAAATTCAGCATCTTCTATCAAGATTATACTTTCTGCTCATATCAATATTGATGCAGACATTAGAGCATTCTACTCTGTAGCAAACGAACCTGGATTTGAACCAACCTTCTCACCATTCCCAGGTTATTCTAACCTTAATACTAGAGGTCAGGTAATTGCTCCACAAAATAATAACGGTCAACCAGATGTATTCATAGTTAAGTCTAATACTCTGGCTCATGATTCTGCTCTTGTGGATTATAGAGAATATACATTCTCTATCGATAATTTACCCTCGTTTAAAACTTACAGAGTAAAACTAAATCTAACATCCAATAATCAGTGTTATGTTCCTAGAATTAAGGAATTGAGGGTAATAGCTTTAGCATAATATGGATTTCTACGAACTGGACGGAAATAAGGATCTCGCAAGAGATCCTGAAACCAATGCAATTGTTAATGTAAATGGTTTAGATTATTCTCAGTATCTTTCCACTAAAAGTGTTAAGAATGAAAAGAATCAAAAAGTACATACAATAGAGCAAGACCTTGCTAATGTAAAAGGTGAACTTGACGAGATTAAATCTTTACTAAAGGAGTTACTAAATGGATCCCGATCAAATTGAATTGAAAAATTTATCTAAAAGTTTTGCATATCAACAGATTGCAACTGATATAGATAATTGTAATGATCGCGATATGTTAAAAAATATTGCAAAATCTTTTGCAAAACTTTATTACAAACAGCAAGAAACAATGTCAGTAATAGGACTTCCAGATGCCATCTAAAAATATTACTTTTGACCCCGACTCTGGTGTACCATATGGAGCAAATCTAACTATTCAAGGTGGTTCAGATTTTAATGCAAATCTAAACGTTTATACAACGTCAAACTCGGCATTTGATCTTACTGGATACACAGGATCAGCAGCAATGTCTAAAAGCGTTGCTGTTGGAGCAACACTTGGAATTACCGCATCCTTTACCGTTGGGTTCACTAGTGCTTATGATGGTAAAATAAAACTTTCACTTAATTCTACATCTACCAGAAGTTTAACCGAAGGTAGATATGTATATGATGTAATTGTTGCCGCAGGAGGAACTTATTATCCTCTTGCTAATGGCAATATATATGTTTATAATCCAGTATCAGCAGCACCCTAAATACACTTAGGAAACTTGTGGAATAAATGGCGCAACCAGCAAGTAGAGCAGATTTAATTAACTATTGCAAGAGACAACTGGGAGCACCAGTACTAGAAATCAACGTTGCCGATGAGCAAATAGATGATCTAGTTGATGATGCCCTGCAGTTATTTCATGAGAGACACTTTGATGGTGTAGTTCAAACATACTTAAAGTATAAAGTAACACAAGATGATATAGATAGAGGTAGAGCGAGAGGTGGTAGTAGTACTGAAGGAATTGTGACTACAACCGCAAGTTCTAATATTGATGGAGCTAGTGTAACATTTTCATACGAAGAAAATAGTAATTATATTCAAGTTCCGCCAGCAGTAATTGGTATCAATAAAGTTTTTAGATTTGATAACAGTACAATATCTGGGGGAATGTTTAGTCTAAAGTATCAGTTATTTTTAAATGACTTATATTTTTTCAATTCATTAGAAATGTTGTCATATGCAATGACAAAAACATATCTTTCGGACATTGATTTTCTATTAAATACAGAGAAACAAATACGATTTAATCAGAGACAAGATAGATTGTATTTGGATATTGATTGGGGTAATGTACAAAAAGACGAATATATTATACTTGATTGTTGGAGACTTTTAGATCCAAATGATTTTGCAAGAGTTTATAATGATTCATTTTTAAAAAGATATCTTACTGCTTTAATAAAAAGACAGTGGGGTCAAAACTTAATTAAGTTCCAAGGGGTTAAACTTCCAGGTGGAATTGAACTGAATGGCAGACAGATTTATGATGATGCAGAAAGAGAGTTGGATAAGATAAAGGAGCAGATGTCCAATACTTATGAATTACCACCTTTAGATATGATAGGGTAAGATTATGCTTAATCCATATTTTACACAAGGTACTACTGGTGAGCAAAATCTTGTCCAAGATTTAATTAATGAACAGTTGAGAACATATGGAGTGGATATATTTTATCTACCCAGAAAATATCTAACAGAAAATACTGTCATTAGAGAAGTAGTTCAATCTAAATTTGATATTGCGCTTCCTTTAGAAGCATATATCGATAACTACGACCAATATTCTGGTGCTGGTAATATACTATCTAAGTTTGGTATTCAATCTCAAGATGAAGTGAGATTGATTATTTCAAGAGACCGATTTGAAACCTATATAACTCCTTTAATTCAAGATCAATCAAACGTAAAACTATCGACTAGACCCAAAGGAGGAGACCTTATTTGGTTCCCTCTTGATGATAGAATTTATGAAATTAAAGATGTAGAATACGCTAAACCATATTATCAGTTACAAAACCTTTACGTTTATGAGTTGTATTGTGAACTCTTTAGACTTCAGGATGAGGTTATTGCAACTGGTGTTGAGGATGTTGATAATAATTTAATTGGTGAAAATTATGATGGTCTAACTGATGATGGTATTAATACTATTCAAGGACCAACTCAAACACTTACCCTTGTAGGATCTGCTTCAAGTGCCATAGCAACAGCATCTATATTTGAGGGCGGTGTAAGATTCTTCACTGTTACAAATAGAGGTGGTGGTTATAGTAGCATTCCTACAGTTGGCGTGTCTTCCGCTCCAGTAGGGGGAACAACTGCTGTAGGTATTGCTACCATGATTGGTGGAATTAATGTATGTAATTTGAATGTTAATCCTAAAGATAGGTCTGTTCAGGCAGTTAACGTCGTTAATTCAGGTGCAGGTTATACCATAGCACCATCTGTATCTTTCAGTGGCGGTGGAACTAACGGTGTTGGTGCAGCTG